CGCAATAAGAAGATCGTCCCATCAGCAGAAATCATCCTGCGCGTACATGAGACTTTTGGTATTGATGTTAAAAAGATTAGGCAGCTATGCGCTGGGGAATGATCTTAATTGTGGTTGTTGCGTCTATACCTGGCATTGGCTTAGGTGTGATGAACAGGATGCAAAACGAATATCATCGCGGATTTACTGAAGGTGTAGCGTCAGTAACTTCTCCTGACATTGACAAGCAATGTGTCGGGTGGATGTTCGAGTCCAACTTTAAAGACGCAAAGAAAAGGATATGTAAATGACATGGACATCACTAGAGTTAGATGTTGTTAGATGGGCAGAAGCTCGCGGAATTATTAAGAACGGTAAAGCAGCCAACCAGCTAATGAAAACAGTTAGTGAGCTAGGTGAGCTATGTGATGCTGAAATTAAAAACGATCCATTGCAAATTAGAGATGGTGTCGGAGATGTGCTGGTCACACTGATAATCTACTGCGCCATTAAAGACATCTCTATCGTTCACTGCTTACAAGACGCTTATGCAGAAATTAAAGACCGCAAAGGATTCTTAAACTCAAACGGAGTATTCGTCAAAGATGAATGAGATGAAATACAACACAAAGCCATCAGAAATAAGAATGGCTAAGTTGCTAAAAATCCTAGAAACGCCATCAACATATACTGAGATAGAAAAGCAATTCTTTATCTCAAACAAGTGGATGAAGGGATATATCAAGCATTTACGCAAGATCAAGCTAGTCTATATTGATAGCTGGATAAAAGAGCAGAAAGATATAAAAGAAGTTTATGTGCCTGTGTTTTGTATCGGCAACTATAACGATGCAGCTAAACCTGCGCCTCTTACATCAAAGGAGAGAGCGCAATTAGCTAGGAATAGACTTAATCAGGATTTAGATAAGAAAGACCTGCATTTAGCTAAACGCAGGGCCAGACTTATGCCGGTCAAAGCCGATTGGACATCGAGCTGGATTAAACCGCGATCACCTGCCCTCGAAAACACACAAGACCTTTATCCTCATCAATGACCTCTAACATCTCCGGAGGCAGTAACTTGCCTTCGTAGAATGTCAGCACCACAAAACCGCTTCGATGGTTTCTAGTACCGTCCTCTGTATACTCAAATTGAGCGCCCCATACGTCGGCTAGAGATCCTGTATCGACACCGTAGCGAGTACCTGTCAGATCAGTCCAGGGAGTGACTTTAAGAGAGTGCAGATGACCATTGACTGTAGACACGCCAGACTTAACAACAGCATTATAAGCAGCGTGAACTCCGTTGTAATTCCTGTGCTTGATCTGAGTGTGGTCATTTATCATCACCGATGTTGAAAACTTCCAGCGCGGGAAGTGATCCGTCAAGTTCATGCCGTGGATGCCCTCAAATTCAGGAGCCTGTGAGGATAATCGGCTATTCCAACGTATGTCGTGATTGCCCCAAGTCCAGTGCAGTTTGGCATTACCAGCAGCATCTTCGATCTCGCAGATACGATCCCTGCAAGCCTCTAGCTCTTGTTTAACGCTAGGCCTGGCTTCCCAACCTGTTCGTGGATGACGAGAGATATTAGCCCCGTCAAACGCGTCACCATTCATAATGACCATCTTAGGGTTTAGCTCTTTCACAGCCACCACAAAGGCCCTATGAGCCGTAGAGATGATGCCAGGCCAGTAGTGAGCATCTGAGCCAACGATAACAACGCCTGATTCCAATCCAACATTAACTCTAACGCCGTTAGCTGGCAAAGTTACATTGAAATCAGGGCTATTTTTAGCAGTGGCAAGCAATTGGATACCTTGCCGCTTTTCTATGTCTCTACGCTTGCGATTAACCAATCTGTGGTTAATGCCTAGAATATCAGCTACCTTAGTGACTGATCCGCATGAGTCCCATGCCGCTATAAACTCCTCATCTGTTACTGGGTGAGTCATTATGACACCTGCCTTTTAAATTCACCGCACCATTCGGTAACAGACGTAATAGGAAAAAAGCTATCAAACTCATCGTCACCTAGATAGATCGTCTTAGGTGGAAACCGTCTACAAATACCAACATCCTCATTTTTCTCACGTTCAAAAAATGAACAGCTTTGGCACATCGGCATACAGTCATCAGGTATTTTCTTAGTAGCCATACATTGCTCTTTCATCTTTACGACGATTAACTAAACCCTTGAGAACCTTACCACCGCCTCGTGTATATTTCATGAATTCACTACCAGCGCCCTCAAAATCACCTCGGTTGTGTTTTTGGCGCAATGTGCTGCGTTGTAATGTTCCCAATCCTACATTAAAGCTAAAAGAGACGAGAGCATCGAATTGCCCTTGAGTAAGAGAATTAGGGCAATAACGTAGTACGCCTCGCTCAAAACGCTGCAAATCTGCCTTAAGAATCGCATCTACCTCATCCTTAGTGAATATTCGATTGTCCTTTGGATCAAGCGGCATTAATAACCTTTCAGATAACGTCATTAGTCCCTGTTTGGGATATAAAACGCTTCCAACGCCAATCGTCCACAAATTCGCAGGGCAGCGGTAGGGTTTATACCTCACGCCCTCATGGTGAATAATAGCTTTAATAGCTTTATCGCTTACTTTCATTTCTTACATCTATCAAAATGATATCTTCGCATGTTGCCACCACCGCCAGATGTTCCGCATTTTGGGCAAGTTACTATTTGCCGCTTTCCTTTGCATGCTTGACTTAGTTTTTTTGCATAATTAGGATCACTATTTCTTTTGGCTGCACCATTTTTATATGCTTCAATATTTCTTTTTATGCCAGTTGCTCCGTCAGCATGAGGTGCTAAATTATAAAGATCACCACTATCCCAAGCAGCTTGAATTAATTTAGTTTCAAACTTTTTTGCATCTTCAATTGTTTCTGTTTTTGCTATTAATTTAAAAATAAAATCTTCAACATTGAGTTTCAAATTACGCAATGCTGTAATCATTGTTTTATGACCATTTTTTATATGCGACTTATGATATGTAAGCCGCCTTTCAACATTGGAGCTGCTTCCAATATAAAGTTTATTTAACTTTGTATTAATTACAGCATAAACGCCTATTGTCATTTTTGAAAAGCCCTTGTGCCAAAATAAAACGAAATTACGGAAGCCCACACAATCTGAGTTTCATCATCCCAGACTAAGTCCATCATCTCCTTAAACGGAGCGTCTTGTGTCCAGGCATACCAAACACCAGCAATGTCAATAGCAACGAGTAGCAGGAATAATCCATACGTAATTGTTGGCCTGACCATAGCGCGAGCATTAACAACCCATTGACTAGCACCTTTACCGATCTCAATGTCGTGAGAATACAACGCTATACGCTCATCTGCTTGCGTCTGGATACCAATTTGCTCAGTCTTAATATCTTCAATATGCGCTTGAGCCTCAAAACCCTTATTAGCCATCTCTAGCTGCTGCGTCATTTGCAATTGAGCAAGTGCTAACTCATGCTTCTTATCTTGCTTATCTTGAAAGAAGTCCAGTAACTTAGGTAAGCCACCAGATAAAAAAGAGATTAGCGTAGTAATTAAGGTCATCATTAGTCTTTACCCCCGTTTTTAAACATCCACCATATTGCATACATTACGAAACTACTAATAGAAACGCCTAGCACTACAGCTAACCATTCCTGAATATTCTGTATTTTTTGCTCTTTCTTGCGACGTATTTCAGCTAGACGCATACGCTCCTCACGCTCTGCATCTTCGATCTCTTGTTTACGTTCTAGGATAATTGCATCTCGACGATGACACATCTCGTCGTATAGACCTGACTCTTGGCTGCCGTAGATTAGAGCCTCTTTAAGCTCTTTTTCTAGCCGGATCATCTCTCTATGTGCAAAGGTAGCCTCTAGCGCCTCTGCGGTAGCGCTACGCTGTGGCTTGCCTTCTTTAGCAGCCTGTATCTTCTGTTTCTTTTGCTCGATGACAGCAAGCTCAACTTCTGTTTGCTTATCGAAAAATGTTGCTATGTCGTGATAGCAATCTTGGATTTCGTGGCCTAGAGAGATTAGCTCTTTAACTCCGGCAACAGCAGTTTTAGCAATGGCAACTGCTGCGCCGATAGTTAGCGGGTCGATTTTAATCTCCGAATATTTTTTTAACGCTTAAAGTAATAACGGAGCCAAGTGCGCCAGCAGCAAAGATGATCGTGTATAGACCACCCTTACCTTGATTAAGCATAGCAGTGACATCAGCCATTTCTTTGCGGAGTAAATGTATCTCAGAAGTTAATGTTTTAACGTCTGCTTGTAATGCACCGAATTCCTGTGGATTGATGTCTGACATAATTTACTCACTGTTGCGTAGACCAAATGACTTTCTAATAAAAGCCAGAATATGTATTTTATTGCTACTTCAACATTTTTTTAATTCGTGTCGCTAAGTCGTCTGCGTGGTGACTAGGAAAGCAGGAATCAAACTTGCCCGTAATCCGCACATCATAATGCTCTGGCGGAACAAACAGCTTGTTCGTATCCTCAAACCTACCCTCTTTGATGCGGTCTACCCAGATCGTGAAGTCAGCACCAAACGCAGTCCTAGTCTCAGGCGTAGGGCATACAAAGTCTGCAAGCACTACCGACCCCCACCGACTTGCTATGTCGCACAGTACACCCATGCGCCTAGCTTGCTCAATCCTATCCTCAATACTAAAACCCAAATCCTTGTTGATCTCTTTACGAACCTCGTCAGCATTAAAGTGGACGCACTGTAATTCCCGCGCAAGAGCCTCTGCCAACGTAGTTTTGCCCGATCCCGGCAAGCCACAGATTAAAACCTTCATTGCTTAAACTTAATCGTCATCAACTTTGCTGGCTCACTTTTTCTCCAAAACTCTTTACCGGCATACTTATCCCATACCGATCTAGGCAAGATTGACGGTCTTTGCTGCCAAGTTACTTCCTTCCTAACCGTATGCAGGCTCTTCATGTTCAAGGCTTTGTCGTACACCTCATTCTCATACTCTACATTCTGAAAGTCATGGTCAAAGTACGGTTTATCTATAAACTCATAAATCTCGCGCATCACACTCTCAGGCTGCTTGCACAGTAACTCATATTCTACTAACAAAATCATGTCAGGATTTAACAACAGCCCTTCTTCCAAGAAGTAGTAAGGCTTAACAACCTGACCCTCTTTCTTCACATCCATCATCGCGTCGCATCTGGTCGTAACCGTCTGGCTGGCCTCATCATCAGTCAGCGTCGCGTTCCACAACGTATTCTTTGCAGATATGCGCTCAAAGCTGTCCAATATCCAAGGTATGTCTCGCACACAGCAGATGATCTTCGTTTCTGGGTAGAGGTCTTTGAGTAATGATGTTTTGGCAGTCCAGCCCCTGCTAGTGTCAAACACTATGTTTGGCGTAACTGCTTCGTAGAAAGCATTAAAGATGGACTTTAGGATGTGTTTGCGACGATCTTCATCTATCAAGTGGTTGCTCTCACTGCCCGTAATGACATTAATGGTTGATGTAGCCAAGCCATGTACAGGTGAGGAGATGTCCGCATAGAACTCAGGGTTCTGACGCAGAATAGCCGAAAGCAGGGTAGAACCTGACCTTGGCAAACCAGAAATGAAGAAAAATTCTTTCATGCTGTAGCAGTCTGTGCAACCCAATTGACTGTGGATTCATCCCACTGGTAACGCACATTACCACCATTCATAACAGCATCTGCTGGCCTTGCTATAGGTGCAGCCCAAGTCATAGTATCAATGTAGCCAATCCAAGATGGGTAAGGCTTACGGGCTTCATGTTCAACAACTTTAGCTGCGTTAAATTCTGCTTCAGTCAAAACTTGCAAAACACCCGCAAGGGAAGTGTCGGCATCGTCATCGCAAGTGCCGTAATACTTGGGCGCTCTGGTGTATGTTCCATCCGATGTTGTTGTTATAGGCCAAGTAGAACTGTCGTGCCATATATGAACCCAACCTTTAACAGCAGGCATTGATGGGCCTGTACGCTGTGGCTCTGATGTGCAGATTATTTTAGTGATAGCATCAACTTCTGTTATACAAATATACATTTTGACGCTCCTTAAAAATTAAACTGGAATACGGCGAATTGCGCGAACTCTGAGCGCATAGCTTTTATTGTAGCCACCCTGATTACCAATACCAAAACCCTGTAGCCATGCGCCTGTAGAAGAAGCCTCAGTACTAGACCAGTAATTGGCATTAGCGGTAAACGCTTCTGCGTTACCTGTTTGAAAATTTGCCGCAGAGGTTTGTGCAGGTGTTCCAATCGTGTAATTACTGCCACGACTTGGGACGGCGTTGGTGTTAGTGCCTGATGAAGTGTTGTTACTATTTGTATTGGGTTTTAAATTGTAGTAACAAACTTCAAGTTCGTTCTTAGCTGGCATATACCAATCACTAAAACCGCCAATAACCAAGTCATTACAAAAGTGACTCGCTGGATATACGGTTGAGTTGCCATTAGCTACCATATCGGCGGTATTTTGTGGGCCATCAATATCGCTATCTGAACCTGGTGTAGCTGTGTTTACGTTTTTCCATTCTTTAGCAGAACTTTCAGCAGAGGCTACTGGGCCAACAATTAAATAATGAGTTGCCACACTAGACACGCCAATCTGCCCTGCGTAGAAGCCACCGCCATATGCCTGACCGATTACTGAGGGTAGAGGCACACCAAAACTTCTTTGGTTTTGAAATACTGCTTGAAGTGTACCGCTCATGTTAATCCACTCCCCGAAATTAACCATGTTGTTGAAGTCATTTTGATTGCTGTTGCTGAACCGTATTGCGCCAAACTGCGCGAGCCAGTAGTGCCAGCAGAACTCAAATACATTGTGTCTGTTGTGATTGCAATTGTAACAACTTGAGATGTCATGTTGATAAATGTGATTGCAGTTCCTATTGGATATGCAACACTACTGTTTGCGGGAATTGTAAATGTTCGCGCATTTGCATCACCAGATGGGTGAAATATGTGTTTACCAGCATCAGCAAGCACTAATGTGTAGGCCGCGCTTTGGCTGTTCTGTGGGATGTTTTTGTATCCAACTTGATTAGTGCCATCAACTGTGCATGAGGATAAAGTGCCGCTTGATGGTGTACCAAGTACAGGAGTAACCAAAGTAGGTGAACTAGCAAACACTAAAGCACCAGTACCCGTTTCATCTGTTACAGCACTAGCTAAATTTGCGCTAGATGGCGTACCTAAAAAAGTAGCTATACCAGTGCCAAGCCCAGACACACCAGTGGAAATTGGAAGTCCTGTTGCGTTAGTCAATGTACCGCTTGTTGGCGTTCCTAATATTGGAGTTACTAAAGTAGGAGATGTTGACAAAACCACATTACCAGTTCCTGTGCTAGTAGTTACGCCAGTACCACCAGCCAATACGCTCAATGTTCCAAAAGACAATGCGCCAGCTCCATCGGTTCTAATCGCTTGACCGCTAGTACCGTCAGCAGTAGGCAAGGTTAGCGTGTAGCTAGTTGTTACGGCAGTAGGAGACGTCAACCCTACATAGTGCGATGAATCTGTATCAGCTAAACGCAGCGAGTTAGCAGCATTAATAGTTAGCGTATTGCCAACAGTAAACGTATCTAATGAGCTACCATCTTGCTGATTCTTGAGCTGCGACATAAGCTCACGGATAGCGTTGTTGATGCCACTAGGAGCGCATCCCTCTGCAATGTTAATACTGTCGATGTCAGTATTTAGCGAAGGGTTTGTATCGAATTCACTAATCTTTGTCTTTGCCATAATTTAATCCTATTGAGTCAAGCCTAGTAGACCAGGCACTGCAAATGGTGATGCACTTCTAGCTCTTTGTACAGCTTCAGCAAATGTTTCGTTTCTTGGTGCAAACATGGCTTTCTCACCGTATTTATAATATGGCAGTGTAGCTAATCCTGTTAATGCACCCATCATTGGATCGACATAAGTAGCACCGCCTGTTAATAGCGCACCTGTCATTCCACGCGCAGCCGTACCACTATCAGGAACCTTAGAGCCTAATACTGACGTAGCCGTACCTGATAGCTCTTGCATAGGCGCAGCACCGCGAGCAAACGCACCTTTACGTGCAGACCTATCAGTTTGACGTACAGCAGCCTCTAACTGAGCCGGAGTAAATATACCTTCTTCGCCACGAGTCTTTGCCATTGCAGTCTGAACACGCACAAAGTCTTTAAATGCTGTGTCTGCTTTATTTAAGTCTTTAGCATACTTAGGGTTTTGATTCTTCATTAGGTTCATGTATAAACCCTGAAGATCACGATAAGCATTAGCCAACAGTCTCTCAGACCCTTGAGCCGTAGAATAAGAATTAGCCATCTCACCTAAATCTTGCTTAATAGCTTGCGCTCTAGTGCCTGGTAATACTTGATTAGCACTGAAGTCAGACTTCAACGCATCAACATAACCAGCAAATTCTTTCTGTAGGCTAGGCGGCAGTTTACCTTTTGCATAGCGATTCTTAACAGCCTCAAATGCCTGATCTACACGCGGACTATACTCAATGCGTAACTTTGGCACTACAGCCTGATACTGCGCTCCAATGGCATCCTCAACGAAACGGTAAGCATCTCTACCTACAGCAGTTTCAGGAACCTTCAGACTAGGATTAAGGTTTCTAAGAACCTTGTTGTAGGCAGCAGTATTAAACTTTTCGTATTGTTGCTCACGCGCACCACTTACCACGCGACCAATAATAGGCAGACTTTCCGCAGCTTGCTCGACTTGCTGGATACGGCCACCAAATGCTGCGCCAGGAGTTAATGGCACACCTTGCTGACGTAACGCAGCAGCTTCAGGACGGATATTAGGCGCAAGCAATCTACCTGCACCACTTAGGCCAGCAGTAACACCGCCACCAAACAAGCCACCTACGACAGCTTGCCCTGGGATGTCAGCTTGCTCTTTAGCCATACCTGCGCCAGTTAATGCACCCATACCAGTGCCAAGCGCAACATCACCAACCAATCCAGCGCCGCGAGTAACAGGCTTTAATGCTGCACCTACAGGCATAGCCAGACCACCGGCTAGTTCAGTACCGATAGCAGTCTTTGGATAGTCTTGTTTAAACTGACCTTGCTGGCCTCTAAGTTGATCTCGTAGCTTCGTGTATTCTGCGCTACTAATTGAACCTGTACGTAATGCAGCCTCTAACTCATCGGCAAACTGAAACGTAGCACCGCCAGCAGCAGATCGAGCAGCTTCAGCCATCGGAGAATACTCAACAGGAGCCACTACAGACGCTTGCGGAGCATTAGACCCACCTGTAGCTTCTACAAACGCCTGAAGGCCAGCAGTCGATACTTTATCTAACTTGTTAGCCTTAATGTACTCTAGGTCTTTACTAGATATTTTAGATAAATCCATTACTTGCCCTTTCTACGCTCAAGCTCTTGTACTGCAGCAGCATAAGGATCAATCTGAGGAATTGTTGTTGGCGCTGCCCTACCTGCTTTAATCATTCCAGCGTCAATTAAGTTTTTAAGTCGTTGAGCTTTGTCTGCAATATTTGCTGGCTTATCATTTAATTGTGGGAAATAAGATTTTCTATAACCCTCTAGCTGCTCTCTTGTATAAGCCGCACCAGTTCCAAGTGTTAAAAAAGCATCTAACATATCAAGTTGCGCTGCTTCAACTTGTTGACGTGCTTCAGGGTTTGCTAAATTTTTAAGATAATCTGAGCCAGTTACATTTTTAATTAATTCAGCAGCAAAATCAGGTGATGCTGCGCTAGGAGTTTTTCCGATTGCAATTTGTAATTGGTTTGCTGAATTTTGAGCGCGGCTTATTAAGTATCCAGCAGTACGCTCTGATTCGCTAGGCATATTGATTGTAGTAGCGCCTGCTCTACGTTTAGCAATGTCAAGCGTATCAAGTCTATTTTGCAGTTGACCAAGTTGTTGAGCATTAAGCGAGCTAAGAGCAACGCCTGGGAACATAGCACCGGCAACACGTACAGCTTCTTTATTGTAATCACGCTGATTATTCTTAAACTCAAAGTCAGATTTTTGAATATCTTTAAGACCATCCTGCAAGTCTTTTGCCGTAATCTGACCTGTCTCAGCAAGACGCTGTAAGTTATTAACTTGTGGCAATAGGTCAGGAGATACCGTACCTTTGATACCATTAAAATCAAAGTTAGATACGTTCTCTTTCATCAATTGCTTTTCAAGTGCCGCAATTTGATCTAGGTTACTCTTAATGGCATCTTGTGCAGTCTTGCCTGGTAATCCAGTAAGACGCTGATTAGCTGTATATAGTCTATTTATCTCTGTTTCTGCTTTAGACCTTGTTGCTGTTACTTCTACAGGTGGCAACATTCCAGCTGACGGTGGAGGCTCAACCATAGACGTTTCTGCGCCTGGTGCTTGTGGAGCTTGTTGTTGTGGAGCTTGCGGTTGATATGCTTGGCTAACAGCCATGTTTTCGTTAATCCACGCCAAAGTCTTAGCAGGATCAGCTCGCAACGAAGCAATCAACGCAGGATTATTCCGAACCTCTGGCATTTGCATGACTTTAGCAACGTCAGCACGTAATGATGCAGCTTGATCTTGAGCAATCTTAGCTTGTGCTAATTGCTGTTGCATCTGATAGTTAGTCAGACCTTGCTGAATAGCCCCTTGTGAGGCTTGTATACCACCACCAAGCGCACCAGCGATGTTTTGTGCAGCAGTAGTGCCGCGAGTACCCATACCACCTAGCAAGCTAATAGCAGCACCTAACAAACCTTGATTAGTTGATCTTTTTTGCAGTGCTTGTGTCTCAGCAGGGCCAAGCAATCCCTCATAGTAAGTAGGAACCGCGCCAAAGATATTCTGAGCAAATCCAGTCAACCCAGTAGGCTTTGACGATGGGAAAGCATTATAAAGCTCATCAAGTTCTTGTTGAGTTGCCATAATTATCCTAACAATGAAGTGCGACGCTGCATCTGTGGTGGCTTTTGGCTAAGTAAGCTCATAAAGTCTACAGGAGCGAATTGACCGCTTTGAATTGGTGGTGCTTGCAATACTTGTGGTGGTGGTGGTGGCTGCATCATCCCACTAGCAGCTTGTTTAGCCACGCTAGTTAATGCAGGATTCTCATTCATTAATCCCTGAATATTTTTGCCAGCACTCATTACAGATTGGGTGAATGTTGGCGGAGCGCCAGCCATTCCCATTCCTGTGTATGCAGGAGTTCCTGATAATGCTGGTAACGCTGGATTTGCAAAAATACCAGATGCTGGAATAATCGTTGCAGCCTGACCAGCGGCAGCATTTGCAGCGGTTCCAAGTAAGCTAGTACCCAATGCGCCACTTGCCATTGCTCCTACCAGTGGATTAGCCGCTACAGCACCCATAGTGCCAAGCGCACCAGCGCCAGCACCTAATGCACCTAATCCCAATGTCGCAGTCGCAGGAGCCGCTACAGCCGCCGTGGAACCAGCAGCAGATAATAGAGCAGCAGCAGAAATTGGATCAGCCATAATATTCCTTATTTGCGAATGTAATCTAAGTAGCTACGGCCTTGCATATCTGTAGCTCCACCAGCAGCGGCAGCTTTTTCTGCTTCTGTTTGAGGCGCAACGTATTCTTTAGTAATACCACCACGCGGTAAGCCAGTGATAAATGATCCAAAGTTTTGCAGGTTCTGATATGGTAACTGTGCTGTGTAATCGTAGCGAGCCTTATCAGCAGCCTGTTGAGCCGCTGTGTAGCCTTCTTGAGCCTGACCAACAGCAAGTAATCTATCAAGATCAGCATAGTCAGCAGCAGCAAGGCCAGGAGCCATGCCAGCAGCAGACAAACGTGTAGCTATATCCTCGCCTCTTACGCCTTGAGCGCCAGCCAGTGCAGCCATTTGGTTAGCGTAGTCACTCTGGTAGACATTCTGACCTGCTTGAGTTGCAGCCATTTGATTAGCAAAATCACTTTGGTAAACGCCTTGACCTGCTTGTGCAGCAGCCATGCGATTAGCAAGATCAGCACCGTAAACACCTTGAGCCGCTTGTGTAGCACCCATTTGGTTAGCGTAGGCTTGCTGTGCAGCAGTACCAAGACCTTGAGCGCCTGTAAGTTGATTGACGAAACCTTGTTGCGACAGACCACCAAGAGATTGCAGTGCTTGTTCTTGCAAGCCACGCTCTTGCTGGTAGTTTTGCAGGTATGCTTGTTGATTTTGTTCAGCCAAAGCCCTAGCCGCAGAGTCAGTCATCTTGCCAGCTAATTGTTGCTCTGCACCAGAGCCATAGCGACCAGCTAATGATGTCTTGCTTTGCAGACCACGGATACCTTCTTGCAACGATTCAGCCGTTAGACGGTTAGCTTGGCCTAATGCGCCCTCAAGGTACGGACTACCACCAAGATATGCACCTTGTGACGTTGCGCGAGTGCCAGCTAATGCCTCATTCTGCATTGCACCGCCACGCATTCCTTGATAAAAGGATTGATTAGGATCAACGTAGGCATTTTGAGCCATGTTCGAGAATTGCTGCTGATATGGACTAGCAGCCTGACCAATCTCATCAAACACGGAGCCATACTTGCTAGTTTGACCGGCTAAAGCATCAAATGCCGAACCGTATTGGCTAGTCTGACCAGCCCTACTAGCATACTGTGACTCATATGGGCTTTGAGTACCCATTAAACCTTGTACAGTGCTTTGAGCGCCTTTGAGTAATGGGCTGCCTTGACCTGCACGTTGCTGCGCTAAAAACAATGCTGTCTGCGTTTGTGCGCTAGGCTTAACGTAAGTATCCCCGCTATAGTAAGCAGGGCCACCTGTGTTATATAGTCTTTCTGCCTCACTTAATGCTAAATCTACTTTAGGACGTAGATTAGGATCAAGCATTGTCTCGGTTGGAGTAAACTCACTACCACCAGAAGGGCCGCCCATAATTAAACCTCACTTATCCATAGTCTAGGGCTAAATCCAAGACTCTTAGCCCTCTTAATCCAGCCTTTTCGATGACTGGAAAATGTTATATATTTTGCCCCGCCTTGACGTGCTACCTCTTTTATGTATTTTAATCCATTTTCAAGGTTATCATGTCTATTTTCTAACGACCAACCAGCCCAAACGTGCAATTTATTGCCATCTGGCTGCAATACCCAATACCCTATAACTCTACTGTTATCAATCAATGCCCAAAGCATCGATCTACCGTTATAGCAATCTACATATACATCCTCAACAATCCAATCTTCAGGGCTTTTCGTCTTAACATTTTCTAGTCCTGGTCTAACGGAAGGCCACCACGACCTTAGCTCTTGCGGAGTAATGTATTTAGTTTCCATTAGCCAACAAT